CTTACTAGTTTGCTAAAATGTGTCTCACGATTAAAATCACAAGTATTATTTTAGCGCCTTAATAACATCTTCATCCCAATCTAAATGTTCGCTGATCGTTTCTTTTTTATCAGCATTTGTAATTGTAAAATTTAATACAGCATCATCTTCATCGATAGTCAAATCATATTTGATAGAAAAGTCTTTTTTATCTTGATCTAAAATTAATGATGTGCTAATTAACGTTTCTTTAATATTAATTACGTCGGACAAATTCAGCCCCTCCATCTTCACGAATTTTCATATCGATAATATCTTTTGTGATGCGATATGATTTAAAAATATTATTGTCTTTAGTATACTTACTAAAGTCATGAATCAATTGATTAGAACTACCGACAAAACTATATAACGGAACTGTTTCTGTATCATCATAGATACGTTGGTGTTCATCATATACACCATCGACTAACATATCGATGTTATAAAATAACTCGATATATTTATCGACATCGTCGAATTTCCAAATATCTTCTAATGATTTCCATGTGATTACAATAATATGATAACCGTTGGCTTTTAGTTCTTTACATAATTCAACTAAGCCATCGATCTGATCGGTAGGTTCACCACCGACAATCGTAACACTTTTAACAGATCCCATATCGTTTAATTTACGAACTATTAATTTGTGATCGATCATACTACCTGTATCACTTTGCCATAGATCATAGTTAAAACAACCTTTACATGGAGTACCGTCCATAGCACGTTGACAACCGGCGAAGTATAATTCACTTCGTAAGTTATCGTGCATCGACGGGCCAGCCGTTCTAATGTTAATTCGATAATCGTACAAATTAATTAACATTTTCTCTCCTATACTAATAAAAAAAGACCAAGCCCTTAACGGACTTGATCTTTCGTTACGACATGTTTACAGTTATGACAACGATAAACATCCGCATCTTTTAATGCAGTATATTCATTTTGTCGTGGGAACATTTTGAACTCAAATAACTCGACCTTTTCGAATCGTCGATTCCCGCATCGAGGACATTTAAAATATACTTTATCCTCTGGATCTGAGATAATCATTATTCCACACTTTCTCTTTCAATATATAATACCAACATATTTAAGAATTTGCGATCACTTAAAGCTTCTTTTGGACTAATATTATTATTTTCTGCAAACTTAGTAACGATATCACTAAAACGTTTACCATCCTGAGCTTTATATGCTTTAAGTTTTTTCTTATTGATAAATTCTTTAATATTGTCGAAATTATCATCTTTAAATACAGCTATATTTAAGTTAGCAGCACAGCCTTTTAAAGCACTACTTACAGCAGATTTATATCCACTTGAATAATCCATACGGTTATTTTTATCAGATTTACGAACACAATTACTGCCAATATCTTCTTTAATAATTTGTAAAGGAGATCCGTCTTCGTTTAATGTATTAATAGTTAAACGACCGTGGGCATAGAAATATGTGTCTTCTAATTTACTATCAGATTTTTCTTGATTATAAGCTAGATATGTTTCTGACCAAGTACGTACTACTTCAAAAGACCAGTTGCCATTAAACAACTCATTAAGAATCATAGTAACATCATCGATACTTAAATATGATGCGCCTTGATTTACATACTTATTAGACTTAAAAAAGTCTTGAGTAATATTTCTTGTTTGAAAAATTTCTTTAAGTGTTAACATAGAGAAAGCTCCTTTTAAAATACTTACATTGTTTATACAACTATTATATCTTAAAAGAAGCTATTTGTCTACTTATTTAGTACTTTAATTGCAGCAGATGCTGTCACTAATAAATCTTTTTTAAAGCGAACTTGATCAATAATCCCTTGCAAGAAATTCAAACGACTACGTGTTTCAGCAATCAAATGGAATAAATTAATGGTAGTCTTATCGATCTTATATTTTTCAGCAGCAGCAACACCATTGGCTTTACGTTCTGTTTCGTTAGAGCCTTTAGCATTCGTTGCCTTAATAACAGCTAAAATACCATCTTCTTTATTCGTAAGATTTTCAAGACCAGTTTTAGTTTCCATGTATTTATCATAGATAGAACTATACATAGAATCTAAGTCAGCTGCTACATGTAGAATAACGTTAGGCGGAATATTTTCTTTAATTTGAATACCAGACATTTTAATCAAGGTATCGTTTTTAAAACGTTCCCATTCATCGTCGGCTACAGGATTTACGATAAAATCGCTAATACGATTGAATGTTTCGCCTGTCGTTTTAATCTTCTTAATTGGCTCGACAGCAGGCTCTTCTTTGTCTTCGTTGTCTTCAATAACATCTTCCTGTTTATCTTCCTTAACAGATTCTTCGTTAATTTCTTCTGTTACTTCTTCTTTAATAGTAACAGTATCTTCATCTGTAATAAGATTTGATTTAGATTCTTCTTTAAGTTCAGTATCTAGACCAGGTACTTCTTCATTTTCGATTTCGTCAAATAAATCAAAATCTTTATCTAATGGCATTATTTTTCCTCCATAATTTCTTTATATAGTGCACTACACGTTTCGATATCTTTAATTAGAATAGATTCGGCTTCTTTCTTCATCTCTCCTTCCAATTTTTTAATATAGTTAACACTATACATTGGGAAGAATAAATGACCCATATTAGTAAAAGCCGTACCTCTATCTTTTAAGATAGTACTATCTTCTTTAAACATATGTAAAGAAATATTCCCGAACAGGATAATTAGTTTAGGATTAACGCAATCGATTAATTCATATAAATATCGTCTAGCAATTTCTTGCTCTTCAAGATTTGGCGCACGATATTTAATTTTATCTCCAATCGTAACGAATGGAGTATATGGTAAACAATCGATAACAGTATTACCTTTAATCGGAATATTCTTATTTAATACCTTGAACACTGAAGCATATACATGATCCTTATTAAATACCGACGTACTTTCTGGATACGGATCTTTGATAATTAAAATATCGCTACGCTTTTCAGGTTCAGAATTGATAGGAAGCAGTAAATTTTGCTTTACATATTCTGGAACAGGATATTGTTTATAATTTTCTAAATATTCGTTCCAGATACGTTCGGCATGTTTACTACGAGCTTCATTTAGAAGGGTCATTTAATTTTTCCTCCAATAATGCCTTCTCGGCTCTCAATAAATTGTTTTCGGCTATAGCTTTATCTCGTTCGAGATTAGCTAATCGTATTAGATGATCAGCATTATTAGCCTTTCTCCGGTCCTCAATCATAGTTTTTATCATTGACATAATGATTTCTTGATCGACGACGACAAATACATCGTCTTCACTTTCATGAAAACAAAATTTCAAGTAGTAAAATTCTCGATCTTGAGATTCTCGCTTTAATTTATCGAGCCATTCTTTATGAATCGTGAATGTTTTTTTGCCACGAGCTTTTTCAGCTACTTGAGTTTTTAATTCTTCGCTAACGCTAATAATTCCTTTAATTTCTTGATCGCCTTTAATCTTACCGGCTCCACTATTAGGAGTCATTCTATTAACGACATCGTTAACTAAAGCTTCATTAGCATTATGATTCTTCAACTCAAACTTAGAGCCCATCCGTTTGTCCGGACGGGCTTTAAATTTAGTTTGTTTTAATTTTTTCTTACTTAATTCAGAGTCATGTTTAATACATTCTGTACATTTACTTCCCGTAATCGTAAGACATGTATACCATTCGTCTCCGAATAAACAATTAGCCATTAGTAGCCTCTTCAGCTTCTTCGGCTAATTTTTCTTGTTCTTTAATTTCGACAACTTCTTCTTCGCTAAGAGTTTCGAAGCTACCATGAATTAAAGATTTAAGCTTTTCAAGCTTGTCAGGATTAGCTTTCATGTCTTCTCTGAAGGCATTACGACCATTCCATTTGTCAACAATTTCTCCAGTTTCTGAATCGAGTTGTTGCATCCAGGCACCAGCTTTATGAATAATACCTAAATCGATTAATTCATCGAGAGTACTAAGAATTTGTTCGATACCTTCACCAAAGATTGCATAGTACGTAAACTTACGATATGGAAACTCTCTCGGAATGCAGTGATTTTTAGTAATCTTACAATTAATTTTAATGCCGTCTTCTTTTCCAATAGGATCAGTATCTAATACACTAGCCTTACGCATTTCGACAGTTAGCATACTGGCTGTACGAATAGCACGACCACCAGCTAGAATTAAATTGTCCCCATACATACTAAAGCCACCGATATTAGTCGTTAAATGTTGAATTAATACCATCGCTGTTTTATATTGTTTAATTAGTGGTACAAATTTACCCATCGCACGGCTATTCATACGAGCAGCAGCACCAACATTAACTTGCTCCATCGATTTATTCATTTCAGATTCTGGAATCAATGCTTTTAATGTATTAATACAAAATAAATCGATAACACCAGTCTGTAATAATGCTTCGGCTTGATCTAAACATTGTTCAGCTGAATGATTTCGATCGAATTGAATAAAGAAAAATCGTTCTGGATCGATACCAAACTGATTTACCATATAGTCCAAGTTTAATGATGCTTCACTTTCTAACCATAAAGCAAAATGGCCTTCCGGATTTTCACGATGCATTTTGCCAATAGTCTCAAGAATTAAGCTCGTTTTGCCACTGTCGGCCTCGCCCGCAATAATGCAAACATTACCTTTTGGGATACCACCGCCAGTTGCAGAATTAAAATTAACTGATGGTGTTGGAATAAATTCGATATGAAGTTGTTCTTGTACTTCAGGATCTGTTAATTTACCAACAATAATACCATCATTTTTCTTGCGAAGATTTGCCATAACCAATTCGATACGTTTTCTGCGTTCTGCATCAGTTACTTTAGCCTTATCTTCGACAATGACTTCTGCTTTTTTTCTTGCCATATAAACCCTCCTATTGTCTATTAGAAATAGTATTAAGTACTTTAATTGCCGTAGCTACATCTTGATCGGCTTTGCCATTTTTGGCAAGCAAATTATTATAGTCTACTAAGTACTCTAATACTAACATAATAATAGGTTTAATAGCAACATCTTTTTGTACGTCTTCGGCAATCATTAAATTATTAATTACTTTTAAAAAAGTGCTAATAATAGCTTGATTCTTTTCGGTATTTGTTCCCTGTAATGTCTGAGAGAACATACCGACATACGAAGCCAAAGACGTTTCTAAATTAGCTGTATCCATTAATATGTTATACCTTTAACTAATTCATAATTAGTAAATACTTTTCCTTTAAATTTAGGATATTTTTTAAACATTCCGTTATATTTTTTAACGTAATCTTTAAAATCATATTCGTTTAATAAATATATATAATTGTCGATACCAATAATCGAATTATTTAACTTATTTAAAGAAACAATCAATTTAATAGGGATATCTTTGGAGATAGGTTTCGGCAAATTACCTTTTCTTCGATGTGGGGCATCGTCGATAACCTTAATTTCTCCACGATCGTTAATAATAAGCAGGCTATTAAGTTCTTGTTCATAAAAACGATTAAGAACTAATTTAATTTCTTCGCCGTTACTTAGTTTAACAAGATTCTTTTTGCCAGAACTTTCACGTGTCGTACGTAAGTTCATTGGCTTAAATTCGATATCGACTAAAAGAATTTTATTATGTGTCGTGACGACGTAGAATAAATTTGAGTATAATGGTTCGATTGCCACAATTTCATCATCATTATCAGATAATGTGATGATTTTTTGTTTTCGTTTAATGTCGAACATCTCGCCATTAACTACTTTATACCAGCCTTGCTTAGTAACGATTAGATATCGCATATGCATATTATAGTTTAAATAATTGTTTAATCGTGTGTAAAAATAATATACACGATTTTCTATTTTAAGATATGTATCGGGTTCTTTTGTTACACGATATAACGAATCTTTTTCGAATCGTACGATCGGTTTACGAAGATTGATCATGGTAACACCTGAATATCTCTTACGAGAACTTCGTATGTTGTTTTCGTACATTGTTCTTTATGATCGTAATATTCGCGATTAACAAATTTACCGATAACTTTAATATTAGTTCTAAGTTTCATATCTCGAAATAGATTAGCATTTAAGTTATGACCAACACAAGGAATGAAGTCATGAACCGTATCGTTATTACGTTTAACAGCAATGATCACGCTACAGATATTATGACTCTTTTTATTAATGATTTTACTTTTCTTACAAATAAAACCAGTTAATACGACTTCGTTATAATTATTAACTTGTCGATTGCCTTGTGTAATGAAAGCAAATACGCTTAATTTGCTTTTATCATTATCTTGTTTAAGATTTTTTGTTCGTAATTCACCGTACAAATTTACGTGTGAATCTTCTTTTAAATTATATACCTGTTTCACATTATCTTTAAATTGAACAGGTACTTTAATATGTTTCTTTTCAATATTCATACTAACGTTAGCAGAATATATATCTTGACCAGAACGTTCTGTATGAGATTTTTTAATATCACACAGCGTTCCGGCAATATTAATGAAATTATTCACAAGGTTTAGCCCTTTCGTAAATATTTCTTAAATCGTAAGGTTAAGTTAGATTTTTTATCGACATCGGTACGCGAAACAGACAAATTCCATTTTGTCATATCGATTGACGGAAATCTAACGTCTCCTACTTTAAAATCGTCGACTTCTGTTATATATAAACAGTCGGCATACGGTATAAATTGTTTATATATTTCACCGCCACCAATAATATAATAGTCTACATTCGGATCGATGGCCTCTAGAACGTCATCGATACTATTAAATGAACGAGTTTTATTAAAACTCGAATCTCTGGTAATGACCCAATGTTCACGGTTAGGTAATAAGCCAGGTAAGCTTTCAAATGTTTTACGACCCATTATGATTACATGGTTAACGGTTTTGCGTTTAAAAAATGCTAAATCCTTCGGAATATGATATAGCATTTTATTATCTTTACCGATATAATCGAAGTTGTTTTTACAAACAATCATATTAATCATACGGCAACCTCAAATTCAATTTTGCCACTATGTTTATAATCTTTAACTTCAAAACAATTAGCATCGAATTCATAAAAACTGTCGAAGCCTTCTTTTAACGTTACTTTTGGTAATACATATGTCTTATTAGCTAATTGCTGAACGGCGCCTTTTAAATGATTTTCATATACGTGACAATCATTAATCATAACGGTAAATTTACCAGGTTTCAATCCGCTAGTTTTAGCTAATACTAATACTAACATAGCATATTGTGCAATATTATAGGGATTTCCAATGCAAAAATCATTTGATCTGATATTGAGCAAGCAATGCAATTTACCATCGGTAACATTCCATTCAGTTAAGAATGCACATGGTTGTAATGCCATATCGTTAAGATCTTCGACATTCCACAAACTAACGACCATGCGTCGACTATCACGATTATAATGTAAATCGTAAATTAATTTATCGACTTGATCCATGTAGATTTCGCCATTTTTACCGACACGATAATCACTAATTTTGCCATCTTTTTTAAGCTTAAAAGCATTTTCAGCATTAATGTCAAAATACTTATATTGTTTTGCTAACTGATAACCATACGCTTTGCCGATAGTACCGTCAGTACGTTTCCACTCGTTCCAAATTTTAACGCCGTATTTTTTATTTAATACATTAACGTCGTTAGATTTATCTTGCCAAATCCATAACATTTCTTTTGTCGCTGTTTTAAGACCGACAAATTTACTAGTTAATAATGGAAATTCTTTTGATAAATCAAAAGACATACGCTGATGTGAAATACTATACGCAGCAGTACCTGTACGGTTTTCTTTACGAACACCATTAGCAATAATATTAGTTAAAATACTTAAATATTGTGCGTCGACGTTATTATTATAAGTATTCTTAAAATAATTACGCAAACCGCAAATCATATTTTTAAACATAAAAACCTCTAATAAACGTGATCTTCATCATCGATCAAATCATAGTAACGATACAAAATACCTCGAGCCGTTTCGCCAATCGTCTCGGCTAATGATACGTCTTGATTAAAATCGACTTGTGCTTTAAATCCCCTAGGTTTTACTAGTAGTTTACTACTAGCGATATAAGAATCGACACGACCACGTAAACCAGAAGTACCAACTCTAAATACAAACTGGAATATTTTATCGTCGAATTCGACTTGAATAGGTTCACCAAATTTTCCTTTAGCAAGTTTTTCGCCAACATATTCTGAAATTTGATTTAGATTACTTCTAAGTTCATTATCTAATTTAAAAAATTTCTCCCAATCTTGTATCTGGGAATCGATATGCTCTAATTGATCCATAAGCGTACCTCTTTGATAAATATAAAAATAGTGGGCATACACTGCGTATACCCACTATAATTATATCATACGATGGCCAACTTAACAATTAGATATCGAGAACGTCGTCGTCATCGTCTGTTGTCTTATTAGCTGGTGCATCGCTAAAATTATCGAAGTTAGATTCGCTATTACCACCAGAACGATGATCTTCAAAATAGAATTCATCGACAATAATGTCATTAGTATAAACAGTATTACCATTTTTATCTTCATAAGTTCTGTTTTGCAAATGACAAGCAATCAAGAATTCTTCGCCACGTTTTACGTGTTTACCAATGACATCAGCATTAGAACCATAAGCTACTACACTGAAGATATCTTCTGGATAATATTGTTCGTCTTTTGGTTTCCAGTTACGACGTACAGACATTTGGAAATTAGCGAAAGAGCGTTCATTTTCGCCATCGCCAAAACGCACATCAAAACGGAATTTTTCACTTGTAGGAATACGACCTTGTAGAATCAATTTGTTCATAGACATAATAAATAGTCTCCTTTTCTTAAATAAAATTATTTAAAATATATCTTAAGCATATATTATGCTTTAAGAACTGTTAAAATGGCTTCGATATTATAGCGATTCAATTGAGAAATATCGTGCAATACTCCGCCAGAAATTTCTTTCATCTTTTTGACAATTTGATCTTCGTTATAGCGTGCTAATTCTTCACGTAATGTTAAATAATGTGCTAAATTGTCGACATAGAAAGGCGTAATTTCTTTAAAAGACATGCCTTTGTCGGCATCGTCTAAAATTTCATCGAAATACTTACGCAATACAGCTTTATTGCCTTCGGCTTCTTTTACAAAAGCATTAATCTTCTTACGTTGTGGCGTAAGTTTAGCTTTTGCTTCAGGATTAGATTCGAATGTTTCTTCACGTTTAAATTCAGATACATAACAATCTAATTGAGATTCGTTAAACTCTAAAGGTTTTGTTGTTTTCTTAGTTGCAGAAGCTTCTTCGACAACGACTTCAGGTTTAACTTCTGTTTTACTGGGTACGAACGCCGGCTCTTCATCGTGAACCTTATCTTCACTACCTTTAGCTAATTTTTCTGGAGGCAATACATTGCCTTCGAAATCTGTTACGGGCACGTCTTCTTCTTTAGCTTTTGCTTTAGGACGACCACGCTTAGCTTTAGGTTTTTTTTCTTTAACTTCTTCTTTAGCCGTTACGATTTCAGATACAGTAGCTTCGTTAGCTTCTTCTTTAGCTAAGAATTCTTGAGCATCTTTTTCAGCAACTTCAAATTTTTGTTGAAGTTTTTCGATAGTACCAGCAATATACATTTCATGAAGCAATCTAATTTCGTCGACTGTTAATTTATCAGCATTATTAGCTAATTTATCAATAGCTGTAATTAAAGCTGCTTCAGTAAGAGATACTAAATCGTACATCTATTCATTTTCCTCCTTTTTTAAGTAATATTCAAATTTCTTTTCGACATCTTCCTTAGTAATTTTAATTTTCTTAGTCTTAGGAGTGATCTCGAAAATCTTATCGTCGACTAATGCTTCACATACACTACGTAGCGCACGGGCACCAGTCTTGCGTTCATAAGCTAATTTAGCAATCGTATGAATTGTGTCGTCGTCAAATTCTAATTCGACGCCATACATACTTACTAATTCTTTTAATTGTTTAAAGATCGCATGTTTAGGTTCAGTTAAAATATTTTCTAGGTCTTCGATACTTAATTCTTTTAACGGACAAATGACTGGCAATCGACCTAATAATTCCGGAATAATACCGAAGTTACTTAAATCTTCTGGCAAAATATTATCGATTAAACCATTATAGGTAATTTCGTCTTGAATTTCGTTCTCGGACTTTACATTCGTAAAGCCGAAACCGTTATCGATAGATTTATTTAAGCGTTCAGCAATCTTTTTCTCGATACCGGTAAAGGCACCGCCACAAATAAATAAAATGTTTGTCGTATCGATTTCGATTGTTGAACCTTGACCTAACATACCGCCTGTCTTAATCGCTACTTTGCCACCTTCGACAAGTTTTAATAATTCGTATTGCACATCACGACCACCGATATCACTACCTTGAGCACCTGCATTTTCAGGATCACGAGCAGCAATCTTATCGATTTCATCGATATACACAATACCTTGTTCAGTCTTCGAAACGTCTTCGCCGGCTTCTCTGTATAATTTCGCAATAATACTATTTACGTCTTCGCCTACAAAGCCTGATTTTGTAAGGCTACTTGCGTCAACAATGACACAAGGACGTTTTAAATATTTAGCAATTTGTTTAATTATCCAAGTCTTCAGTTTTGTTATCGCAAAGGTTTTTTATCCTTTACTTCTTATAGTTTCCTATAAGCTCAGCATACCTTTTTAGTGTATAATAATAGCCAAACACTAGAGCGGCCTCGTGGTAAGATTATATTCTTATTAATATAAGGTTCACTTACTATGCGTTGCCCCTGACTATATTTTTATATATAGCCTTCGGTTCAGATTAGCATATATAATAATTATATTATACTTAGCCTTCCTGCTTAATTCCGCTCAAATAATCCAGAAGTTCATGGCTTTTCTTCTGGAACGGCACAACTTTTATGATCTAAATAAATTTGATATTTACGATTTAAATAAATATTTGCATTTTTATATAATTTGTCTAAGAATATAAAATATTCTTTTTTATTTTGAATACTTAATCTGTATGCAGATCCTAACGAATCAGACTGTAATTTAATTTTTGGTTCAATGTTACAATACTTTTTAATCCATTTTTTTATTGTATTTAAAATACTTTTACTTTTGATAACTAATTTAAATACATAATTATATTTTCTTTTATTAATGGTTCCGTCTCCATCACTATATCCTCTTAAATAATGAAAAATTAACTCTTCATTATTTTTAAATGTTTCTTCATTAATAAAACCATAATATGTTTTATTAGGAATAACACCATATCCAACAAGTTTGCTTGTTAAATGTTGTGATGAAATTATAACAGAACAGAATTCTGAATCCTTACCAGTAATAGTTTTTCTTTTTCTTTCTATTATTTTATGATTACTATTAATACTGTTCTTAAAAGCATGTAAAATTTCTATATCTTTTTTACTTATTTCTATTGACATTTGAGATGGCTTTCCTTTTTTATTTGTTCTAGTAGAACCATCTGCCATAATAAAACCTAGCCAATAAGCTTTTTCTTCTGTATCGATACTATCAAAAAAATTCTCATTATAAGATATATCTTTTTGATAATTTCTTGAATCTTTAATTAAATTGTGTTCTTTAAGATAAGTATGTAATGTATTCTTACCTATTTTAAATTTTTTTGCACAATTTATTACAGAAATATTATTATTAATATAATATTCAGAAGCTTCTTTTAAAGTTTCTTTTGAAATAAGTTTTGGTCTAACTGTTTTTATATTATTTTCTTTTAATACATCAGCTATTGTTTTATAGTTATTTATATTATATTTTTCAGCTAAACTTTTTAAAGAGGTTTCTCCAGGAATATAATCATTAATTAATTTATCTTTTATAGATCTAGCATAATTAATTTCTTTTCCATAATTGTAAATTCTTTTTATATTTCTTTTACGGAGTTGACCTCTTAATGCAGAAGCTGATAAATTATATTTTTCAGCTAAATCTTTTACTGTAATATTTGAATTTAAGTATTCTTCAATATATTTATTATATTCGTAATATTTCATATTGCACTGTTGCTCCTATTAATAATATATTATGTTTATATTCATATTATATATTACAATAAAAGTATAGTCAATATGCAATTTTATTTGATGTTATCTAGTACCCGATCCAGTTTTGCCCAAGAGCAAAATGTTCGCCTTCTCTACGTCGATACCAGTTTTATCTTTTTTAAATGCATTATATTCTAATAACTTAGTGTGATTAGCTACAGCTACACTTAAAATTTTCTTAGCATAATCCTGGTTAATTACGCTTTCATCTAAATATTCTTTAATTTGTGAAGGCAATAACTTAGATTTTTTAGTTTTTGGTTTTGGTTTATCGTCGAGACCAAAATCTTTCTCAAGATTTACACCAAAATCTAAATCTGGATTATCTTCGACCAACTGAATACTCATATTTTCAACACAATCTTGACATATGAAAATATTTTCGTCTACAGAAGAACTAAAGGTCACTCGATTATTTTCATTATCGTTGATGTCTTTGCCACAGAATGAACATTTCATTATTCTTCGTCACCCCCGATAATTTCATCGACTAAACCCATATCTAATGCTTCTTTAGCATCAAGATAATTATCACGTTCACAAGCTTCGTGAATTTGTTCATAAGAAGATTTGCCGTTAGATTTTTCGGCATACATCTTTTCTAGTTTTTCACGAAGAGACGTAATTCGTTTATAAGTGATTTCAATTTCAGTTTGTTGACCTTGTGCGCCACCCAATGGCTGATGAATCATTACACATGTATTAGGCAATACACTACGTTTATCACCCATACTTAATAGAAAACTAGCCATACTAGCACACATACCATAACCAATAGTATGCACAGGTGCTTTAACTAATTTCATCGTCTGACATCCTCTCACCACTAAAGTGACGAGGTTCCTATTTACGCTCAACTTAATTATAATTAATATAAATACTAACCATAATCATAGGTCGAGTAAATTTAATAGGCTATCCCCGCGTGTCCCACGGTTCTTACATATATTATATAGAATTTAAAATTCTTAAACCTTCATTTAAGATGTTAATTGCAGCATTAATGTCTCTATCGTGATAAACGCCACATTCTGGACAATCGTATTCACGAATTTCGAGATTTTTAATATTAGGATTTTTATACCCGCAATTAGAACATAATTGAGATGATGGATAGAAAGTATCTATTTTAGAAATTATTTTTCCATACCATTTAGCTTTGTATTCTAACTGACGTATAAATTCTGATAGTGAAACATCTTGAATTGATTTAGCTAATTTATGATTTTTTATCATATTTTTAACTTTTAATGTTTCAATGCAAATAATATCATATTCTTTAATTAATCTAATAGATAATTTATGAAGAAAGTCTAATCTCTGATTTTTTATTTTTTCTTGAAATCTAGCTATTTTAATTTTATATTTAAAATAATTATTGCTTTCAAAAATTTTTTTAGATAGTTTTCGTTGCATTTTGGCTAATTTCTTTTGAGATCTAACAAAAAATTTTGGATTATTAATTTTTTCACCAGTATTAAAAATCGCAAATTCTTTTAATCCTAAATCGATACCTACATTTTGATTGGTTTTCTCAAATTGTTCTGGTTCGAATTCAGTAACACAAATACTGGCAAAAAACTTATTAGACTTAGTTTTAGAAATTGTGATGGATAAAATTCTTCCAGATATTTTCTTATACCCTTTTATTTTTATCCATCCAACTTTTGGAATTTTGATTGTGTTATTTTCGAATCTTATAGAAGTATTATTATTACCATTATTAGTTCTATAAGATTCTTTATAAGATTTTTTAGATTTAAATTTAGGAAAATTAGCTCTTTTCTTAAAAAAATTTTGATAAGCTGCATCTAAATTTTTAAGTGCATTTTGTAATGCACATTTATCTGGAGCTTTAAGCCATTCATTTTCTTTTTTAAGTTGAGTTAATTCTTTAGAACAAGCGTTATAAGTTAAACTTTCATTATTCTTTTCATAGAAATTTATTTTTCTATTTAGAAAATAATTATAAATATATCTAACACAACCAAATGTTTGATTTAATAATTCAATTTGTTTATTGTTAGGATATATTCTTAGCTTATAAGCTCTTTCCATTTTAAATCTTACCTTTCTTTTTGACTCTTAATATAATTTAGAATTTGTTGTTCTGTATTTTCAGATACAGTTCCAACATAATAACTTGGATTCCATAAATGACCTTTTGGAAATTGTTTTTTTAATTCTGGAATTTCTTTAGCTAGTAATCTAGCAGAAACTCCCTTAAAGGCCTTAATAAAATTTGAAATACAATGTTGTGGCTTGCACGAAATTAACATGTGAATATGATCTAAATTTATATTTAATTTTTGAATAATTATCTGATTATCTTTAGCAATCTTATTCAAAATATCAATTAATTTAGCCTCAACTTCTTGTGTTAATATTTTTCTGCGATATTTAACGCACCAAACAATGTGATATTGAATTGCGTAAACATAACCACGTCCATGTGTTACATTCATTATATTACCTCCTTTATGATAATATAAGTGTAACATATGTAAATTATTTTTTCAAGAGTTTAAAAGATTTTTTTTGTTTATTTTTATAATATATGTAAGAACCTATTTTTTATGAGAGGATGATCGTTCACATTAATACGTCACCATTAATGCAGCGCCACTACGCGCATCCTTAACTTTCATTAAGGCACAGACTATATCTTAATCCTTTAATAAGGATCTTTACCATTTCCACTGCCATTATAGACTTGCAGTGTACGAGCTCTCGCTCTAGTCGTTGAACCTTCCATCGACAAGTTTTCAATGGCTTGGCTGCTGATTGCCCATTGTTGTAACACTTAGGATTTAACCATATGTCATCTTAAGGATTTGTTTCTACTTTCGTAGCCTAACATAAAATTTATGTTGGCACCTTAAGCTTTAGGGGTTCCCAGCAATTAGATAAATTTCCGAGATGTAGATTATCTCGGCACTTACTTGTTTCCAAATAAATGGACTATTCATGCTGTTAATTCATGACAAAAGTCATGAGTATACACAGCAATTCTAATCATAAATAGCAAATCCGGAAGTAATTACACCGCCAGGACTATTAATATACAATGTAATTGGTTTACGGCTATCTTTACTATTAAGATATAATAGATGGGCAACGATAGAATTTGCTAATTCGTCATTAATTTCTCCGACGATAAATAATACTCGCTCTTCGAGCATTTTATCGAAAATACCGATGCGAACACCATCATTATCTTTAATTACACTCACAGACTTCTTCCTTTACTTCCTTAAAATTACCACTCAAAATTAATTTTATTGCATTGACAATATTATCAAATTTGCTTTTTTTACTATCGATAACGATACATTTATATGTAACGTATCGTGGAGTTGGCTTCTTAGTTTCTTTAACAGTTTTAGCTGTTTCTTTTAAGATCTTATTAGTAGCTTTTTTACGTTTATTATATTTAGCAGATTCTAAACGATGTTTCGTTGCCAATTCACGATGTTCTGGCGTAATTTTTTCACGCATCGATGCTAAACGTTTATTCTTAGTCTTATTATTAATAGCTTCTAAAAGCTTAATTTCAGCATCGGTAAAACATTCGCTATGACGAATAGCTTGATCAAACTTTTGTTTTCTTAATGTTCCGCCACCTTCGATAATCATTTCGTTAATCTTCTGACCAGTAAAGCCAGCATTATTGATACGTTCTCGCAAAGAATCGCCATCGGCATTTAAGACACACCAAATTCTTGCCATATGTAATGAATTCATATTAGACCATTCTTTGGCCCAATAATGTTTCTTAGCCATTTCGATAGCACACATAGCTGAGAATGACGTAAATGTTTCGGTAGACCAATCCATATTACATAAATCGCGAATACGTAAACTTAGTTTATTACGATCGTCACGTTCTTCGAATAAAATTACAGCAGCCTGTTCGATTTTATTAGAATATGCCATTTTCCCTCCATATTAAAAATAGCCCCTATAAAAGGGGCTTTATATATTATTTATTTTTGTTTGTGTAGCATAGCAAGAATCTCTTCGCCTTCGTCGATCGTTTCTTCGCTATCTGGATTATTATTAAAATAATCCATAATTTGTCGCATAATCATAGACGGATGATCTTCGCCAAAGAATGCTTGATCATATAAATCGTCGTCATCAATTAAATAATTGAAACGATGATGTTCTTTATCATAAGCAATTCTTTTCTCAATATTGTCGGCAGCATCACCACGTTGCGCCATACGTTCACGACATGTCTTCTCAACTACGTTCAAATAAAAACCATATACATTGTCGTAGTATTCTTTAAGTTCTTTTAAACCAGCTTCATCTAATACGACAATATAATTTAAGTCTTTATTAATTTCGTCGAAATAACCTTTATCGATACCATATTTGTTACCACCGTAATTAGTAACACAAATATAATCGTCGTCGTTCCATTCTTCTTTCGGAACGAAATAATATTGACCTTCTGGATCGTTTAATCGACGATCACGATCAGTCGAAGTTACGATACGTTTAAAACCTTTAACTTCGAATAAACCGGCTAACGTACTTTTGCCACTGCCACTCGGGCCAGAAATTACAATAATCATAGGTGCACCTCATTTAACTTGAGTAATTACATATTCGCCATCTTTAAATTCTGTAAAGAATCGTCGATCGGCGTAACGTTGTAGTAAATAATCAGCATACGGAACAAATTTTTCTGGACGTCGTTCATTAAAATTCGCACGAATCTGATTAATCAAAATAATTGATAATCTCTTGTTATTATAAACCCATTCTTGTAATTTGTAAATATTGTCCCGAGGATCACCGGCTAATTGGAAGAAGTCATCGATAACAATTAAATCAAAATCTTTAATTAATTCTTCAGCATCTTCCAATTTATTAGACTGAATAATATAATACTGACCTTCTGTACGTTGCATAAGACTATCGATTAGCAAAGCAAAATCTTTTGTCTCAGCAACTTTATCGGCTATATAACTCTTGCCAGATCCACTATCTCCATAGATCTCGACGACCGTATTAGTCAGTGCATCATTAATTTCTTTAATAGCTTTATTTACATTCATGTTTAAAACTCCTAATATAATTAACTGGTAACACTGAACTAATATCTAAGAATAAACCAACTAATAATGGTTTTAATTTATCACTGATAATGATTGTTTCATATATAGTACTTACATATGTATATTGATCATCTTCATGAGGTGACGGTACAAAATCTTCGATTTCTGACCATATAATTGGCATATCTGATTCCTCAGAATAGAATGTACCGAGATTTTGTTCATCGATCGATAAGATTAATCGTTTTTCATTTAAACTAAAATACAATTGTTCTGATCGATCAGTACTCGTGCTATAATTAATTGCCTGTGTAATAACTTCTTTTAATTCTTGCAAACTACCAATTTGTTCTGGAAAGTTTAAGTCGACAATCATCTTGTCGACATGTTTCAGAACATTCTCTTTAATAAAAATCATGATAACTTTACTTTATCCTTTAAATATTCTTCGACTAAATCCCAAGATAAGTAAAAGTCATGATGCATATTCATCGTAACGCTAAATATATCGATACAGTTGTTAAGAATCTCTTCTTTATATCCGACAGTATTAGCGATACTTTCGATTAATTGCATGACTTCATACTGATCTTCTTTAGTTAATCCTTTTTGTTTAATACGATAATTGATAATGCAAAGTCTTACGAATAATCCGCGAATATATTCTTCTGGATCTTCTAAACTCATGATTTGATTAACTGTCAAATTCATGCGAAGATACCCGGATTATCTTTAATTTGTTTATCTAATTCATCGTAAATATCTTTAATTTCATCGTCTGTAAGATCGTTTGTAATCTTAAGCTCAGAAATATTAGTTTCTTCAGGATTATTATAGCATGCAACAAGTAGTTTCACAAGAATTTTAAAGACAGGATAGTCGTCGAGTACTTTATGTTTAACAAACAATTTGCCTAATTCCACATTAATAGTTTGTTTCTTCATAATTTCTTCGCCAAATACGGCTCGACGACTTACTTTAATGCTATTAAAGATAGCGACAATATCTTGGATTTTATTATAATTGCGAATCAAATCTATATTTCGCATTTAGGCCCCCTAACTAAAAAAGCCCCCGCAAGGGAGCTTTTATTATTCGATAATATATTTAATCGAATCGACGCCAGGCGTCTTCATTTCTTCATAGACTTCGATATCGAGTCCATGTTCTTTCATATATTTAATACGTTTATTAAAATCTAATACGATAGATTCTAATGTCTCTTGATCAAGAATATCTTTAACAAATCGTTTATCGATAATCTTATCGATAGCGTTAAAGAAATTCTCAACTTTTTCGTCTTTTTTAAGACTGCGATCTCGATTAATAATACTTAAATTTGTATAGCTTAATAAAAATAAACTAATAATGATTTTTAAGTCTTCTTTATTAACATCGCCTTTAAATACAGTCAAAATATTATAACTAGTTAAAATATCGGTATATATTTTATGTATGTCCATTATGGTTTTTTACAGCAACAACAGCAACTGCAACTACCGTTGCCGTTACTATTATTAGTTCCTGTATTGCTACCTCCTTGACTAGGATTGATAACTCGTCCGCTATATTCATCGATATAGCCAAATTCATTCATATGTTCATTAATATATTTAATTGCCGTTTCTTTGTCGTAAATATGCTTATCATGGAAAACTAATTCTAATTCTGTCGTCGTTACACTAAGATTTTTGTTGTAACAATATAAAACAAGTTCTTGTAAGTCTTTATATGTTAAAAACTTAGCAGGATCTCCAGTACGCCATCGTTTCCATTTTTCAGCAAACGATGGTTCGTCGATAGTCGACGGTATTGGTACATATCCTTTATATGAAGCTGTCTTATTAGCTTTTGTTGTTTTCCATAATATAGCCATTATTTATTCCTCTTGATTACGTGTAATTAAATATACTTTAAATCCATTTACCATATTTGCTAAGCAAATATAAGTATTAAAGATAACAAGGAATACAATGAACACAAACAAGATAGGATTCATTAAAATCCCTTGATCGAAGCCAGAATAATAAAATAATCCGGTCATACTAAACAGAATGCCGACGGCATTCATAATATTATTTAAAATTGCATAGCCAGCAATACTAGCTAAATACAATTCATTTTCTTCATCGACACGTTTTACTTTACTTAGTAAATACATAACTGTATTATGATAGATTGCATTTAATACAAATAATACAATTAAATATGGTAAAGATAATACTGTTAAGTGAAACATTATCATATTGTTGCATTGATCAAAAGCAATCATACTAGCTAAAAAAATAACAGTAAATGCAAACGATGTCCAAAATTCACGACTTAAAAATCTCGTCCGAAGGCCGAGAGCTTTGGCATATCCAAATGCCGACAAATCTTTTAATAAATTATTCATAAGAAATACGCCTATCCTTATTTATTAACAGTTGCTGTGACGAGAACCAGCAATTAAAAATATTTAAAATTAAAAATATACATGTGCTGGATTAGTATCCAGTACTAACGGGAGAGTAATAATACGTAAAATGGATCGTTTATATTAACTTACGACGTATACTTCGCCGTATTGACGACCGAATTGAATTGCACGATCATAGTCATTCATGAAGATATCTATAACTCCATGAATGCCTGGTGCCATTCGGTCAGCAACTACGTAATTGTAGCCATTAATATTTAAAATTGTACCGAGAGCATAGTCGTTACTAGCAACTGCGCCCTCATATGGCCATTCACCGTTAGCCATAACGCTACCTGTATGCGTATATGCAGTTAATTCAGTAGCATTAGCGTTAGGCATGTAAAGCATACCTAACATTAACGTAAAAGCAAAAAATACAGTTTTTAAAATTTTCATAGGTTTGATCTCCTAACTTTCTACTCGTCTTCCTATTACTATTAAAATTAATAGTAAATCGTAGGGCGACTTGAAAATCAGCGATTTCAACCGTCTCCAAGGCTAAAAAACACTAATTCAAAAATACAATCGATAGTTTTACCGATACGGTCCATATGGAGGTTGAGGCACCATATTAATTTCGATTAAGTTTTGTGTATCGAATAATATGTATATGAAAAATAATGTTGCAATAAATGCGACAATACTCCATGTTAACTGTGTCCCAATTTCTTTTTTACGTATTTCTTCTTTAGAACAAAGAAGATCGAATATTCCAGCCACTATCAAAATAGAGGCTATACAAAGTATGAAAGTACCCATTAGCATGAGTAGCTGGATGATCGATACTACAAAGGATGCACTCATGCTGTTTCCTTTCGTTATACTAAAAAACCAGCACACTTATGTATATTTTAACAGTACTGGCAATTATATATTACTCAGTTTATGCTAAAGAAATTGAACTAGGATATTCTATGTCAAAATCTTTATCCTCCCAATTAATAATATAAGATTTACCGTCTTCACACAAGCCTTCACTAACATAGATGCCGTCTTTTAATACGGCATCTGTTAGATAGACCATGTGATAGACTCTATTATTATAAACTAAACGCATTATAAATTTTATTTGTCCCTTTCGTCGGCGAATTGATAATCGTCGATAACTTCGAAATCTTCAGGAGCAAAAAGGTCGTAATCGCTCGTACTATTTTTAGGAGCGTAGAACGGGCTTAATAATTCGAACTTTTTAGCTGTACCATTATTCTTTTCTAAAATATATTTTACGAACAATGGATACCAACGATATTCAAAATCTGTATCAATATATTTTTTTCTGAAGTCATCATAATCTTCAAGATTAAATTTGTTGAGCAAATATTTTGCAACCGGGCCGACAGTTTCAACTTCTTTAGTTTCAAGTTCTTTAAGCTTTTTAATTTCAAGATTTGGTTTTTCCTGAATGATATCGCTTAATAACTTATATGGTTCATCACACATATCTTGAATAAAGCTCATAAATAAATTATAAATAGTTGGCATCGGCATATATATACATTCGTTATCTTTTTGATCGATAATTTTATTGACGATGTATGTATACATTTGCTCACGTGTAATCGTTTCGCCTAAATATTTTAAAGCTTTCTTAGGATCTTTAGGATCGATAGCTTCTTTAAGTTTATCTAAAACAAATTCCTTCATTTTTTCACCTTTATTTATTAATTATTCAACTTTTTTAATAATTTTATTGGTAACACGAACTGGTAATTTCGCATTTTTAATCATTACGACACTACAATGATCTTCTTTTCTAATAAATACACCGTCTAATTCAGTATTATTAATGGTAACGATAATCTTATCACCAAATTTAAAATTATTATCAGTAAGTTTTCCTTCAATAAGATCTTTAATGTTGTATTCAGTATTTTCTACTAAATCAGGGCAAGCATTATATAAGTTGCTCGTAATAAAATTAGCACAATCAATAGGTCTAACTTTACCATTTTTAGTAAATACAGCACCGTACATATCATCAATAAAGAATTGATCGAAACCTTCGTTTAATAAACTTTCTAAAAACCATTTAAAGTTATCGTTAAGTTTAACTTCCATGTTAATTTCCTTTCATATCTCTAATCGTATTATAACTATATAATTTTTCTGTTAGCAATTCGATAATTTCTAATTCGACACTTGTATTAAGTTTATCTTCAACAAAGATTTTAAATATACCTTCATCAAAATCTGATTTAAACAAAAAACATTGATATTCTTTGAATTTTTCAGCTTTCTTTTTCGGTTCTTCAGATACCTTAAATTTAACCTGAATATTATTATTACAAGCAATTAATTCAGTATCGATAATATGTAATTCATTAACAACTAAAACATATACTGTACCAGAAGCTTGTTGTTTTTGCATTTGAAATAATAAATTTACTAAATCGTTATAATCGTCTTCGATACAATATTTCATTTAGAACCTTTCTTATTAGCAGCATCTAACAATGGATCAATTTCGGCATGTAAAATTTCTTTAATTTCAGCCTCTGTATATCCACCTTCATATTGAATACGCATACGTCGTGTTTCGAATACTTGATGTACGACAAAACATACTGTCGCAAAAAATGCGACGGCGATAACACCGATAGTAACTAAAATTTCATAACTCATTTAATCACCTCCGATGAGCACTTCCTAAGCGATAACCCATTTTATAGTTATCGTCAGAATAATAAATAGTCGTATAATTATATAAGCCATCGTCAAAGCCACTTACAAAACTATGATATTCGGCTAATGCTTCTTGTTGTTCTTCATAAGTACAATTATAACTTGTAATACTTCGTGCTTCGCACATACTAAATAACGAAATAAAGCAAGCAATTAAAATTAATAGTCTCATTTATCAGCCGACCTTTCTAACTTTTTAAATGAATAGCCATCGCAGATAGCAATAAATACTGTCGATATAGCTTGTAAGATTAAAGCAAATTCTATCGATATTGAATTATTAATCCATACACCGATGCCAGATCCGATTAAACTTCCCCAAAGCATCCAGCTTCGTTGAAGTACTTTAAAATCAGTTAATTCATCGCCACTAATATTTTTATTTAATACATCGCTTAGCATAATAAACCAAATATTGCTTAATAGACTATTAATAATAGCTAAACCTATAAATCGGATATTAATATAATCTAAACCTAAAAATATTATAATTACATATAATATGCTATCTAATGCTAAGAAGTATAAGGCAAATTGTTTAAAATAATGACGATATGTTTGATTACTTAATAAACTATTTACGACAGCTGCTAATCCTGCTTCAATAAAATTAGCTAAGCTATATATATTCGGACCGACTAAACTTATAAAATAAATATGAACGACTGGCGTCGTAAATCCAAATATTAAATTAGTAACAGCTTGGCTAATAATCATTAACCATTTAATAGTATTAGACATAATTAAACCATCGTAACTTTTTTTGGAATAAATACAGATCCTTTACCGATAGGTTTAATAACTTTGTCACCGATAACTTTCTTCATAATCTGATAAGCAGAATTAACATCGGCATTAATTCGTTTGCCTTTACTAGATACAAATAAGCCACGATGAATACGACGAGCTTTATTCGCATTATCTTTAATAGGATCTTCTTTATCCAAGTAGGACGTAATGCTTGTATAAGACTCTTCAGTTTCAATGACTTCGATACCTTGATATTCTGCTTTATATTTAATGAGTTCGATAAGTCTAAATGTCGGAATAGCAACAAAGTTCTTCAACTTAGATTCTTGTTTTTGCAGCTTATTATGTCCAATAATAATTTGTTTAACATTATGCTCTAAACAATAATTGATAATTTCTTTAGATGCTTTATGCATATACGTATTGAAACGATTATTACGTTTACGATATAATGTTTCAAGCTTATGCGACATATATCGATCATTGCATTTTTTAAGCTCAGATTGAATTTTATCTCGTTTATTGTTGAAATATAAATTCATTGATTTAAGTGGACGACCATTAATTAATAATGGACGAATACCACGTTTATTAATAGCAACAGTCGCTAAATTATCTAAACCTAAGTCGATGCCGGCAATATTACCTTTTTTCTTTTTAGGTAAAGCCTCTACTTTATATACGACTTCGACTTTATATATTTTTTTATTAGGAAAAATTCTTACGTGAGCGATATCGAGATCGCCCACATAAATTTTATCTAAATTTAACTTCTTAGGAAAACGCATCATACCATCTTTGATAGCACATTGTTGAGCTCCAATTATTAACATAAATTCCTGATCTTTTTTATTATAGTTAGGAATTTTAGGTGCTCCAGTAAAACTAGTTTTATTTTTTTTAAAAGCTTTTAAAGCCATTAAAAAAGCTTTAAAATTTTGAGCAGCTAATTGACAAATTATTTGGGCATTACTAGATACCATTTTATGAATATTATCATATTCATCACATTCATATTCTTTATGAAGTAATATTTTATGAAGATCAAACTTAGAAGGAATTTTTTCTTTGTTAATAAAAGCTTGTCTTAAAATATATAAAGCTTGATTATACAAATTATTAGATAATTGAGCTTCATTTATCAATTCTTGACTAGGTTCAATATGATGTACTCTAGTTCGATATACTATATTTTTATTTTCTTTCATTTTTTCCCATTTTTAATATTATATATATTTTTAATATTATATCAAACACTAAACAGATTCAATTGTTTTAGTATATAATTATAAAACTAATTATTAATTGTGAATTATTGTTACATTATTTTAATACCATATTAAACAATATAATTCTAAAATCATTACATCTTTGAGGTTTTAGTACTGTAACAAATATTATAGATTTAAAACATGTTAAAGGTTAAAGTCACGTATGGACAAGTTTCAGTATTGTAACAAATATTATAATTCTAAAACTACACCATCATTAAGACGTAAGAAACAAATATTTTAGTCTTATATTAAATATTATAGTTCTAAAATCCCAAATCTACAGTTTTAGAATTATAATCATAATACTTTTATAGAGTTTAAATTCTAAATTATTTTAAAAAACTTCTAAAGGGGCAAATATGGACCCTATACCGACTAGCTAAAAGCATGATCGGTTACATTTTTTGATTACGAAAAACTCGACCTTTATAGTAACCTTCATCATAGAAGTTTAAAAAGTCTTTATATTCACCATTAATATAATCTTCATCTTTTGATAAATTATTTTTACCGTCATTAAACCCATTCATATATGCACCAATCATTGCTATTTTTAGTGCATATACTCCAGTATTTACTTCTGGTTTATTAGGATTATCCCATGCGCAAGCATGTGAAATTGTAAATAAAGCTAGTAATTGTAAAAATGTAAATACTATAATTTTGTTACGCATGGAATTTCCTTTCATCAAAATAAAAAAAGAGCAACCATCTTAGCTACTGATGATTGCTCTTAAATATCTTGCAACATTTCGCTACAAGTTTTCCTACACAGTTAAAGCTTATACCAATTGTATCCTATCGTGTAGGCCTAACATCTCTGTTAGGATTAATTTATTTAAAAGCTAGTACTTTTTACAATTGTAAATATAATTCAACACGCCAATATTATTAATAGCATATTGACGATATGTTTCTTCATTACTAGCTTTTAAACCTGGTACATAAATAACGATCTTATCTCGACGGATGTCGATACGTTGATCACCCATTTCGCAAGCAATATAGTTGCCACGATTATACATAGTTAAGATATTAGTTTTAACTGCAGGGCCATAACGATGACCGTTATTTACACTTTTAAAAATATGGTTTACATATTCGAAAAAGCCTTTGTTTCCGTCATGAGGACGGATTTCGACTGTTTGTTTAACCTTAATAAAGTCACAGTCTTCTAAAAGTTTGTGATAATTCATGGTATACCTTCTTATTAAAAAAATATAAGCTTATATACCTATTATATTACTTCTTCTTTGGTAACGCAATTTCATCCCAAATATTTCCGACAACTTCGTAATGAGGATTTTCGTATCTATCGCTAATAAAATCGATTACTTCATTACCTTCGACTAATACTAATTTACCAACTGGGATACCGAATACAACCTGAGCTTTATCTAACTTAATTTCGCTACCATTAATAATAGTGCTAAAATTAATTAAATCGTCTAAGAAAATTTCTTTTTTATTACAATCGATATAGCCAGTACTTTGACAAATTGTTTGCTCGTGTACTGGCCATACATTTTTAATATCTTTAATACATGGTTCTTTCTTTTTAATTAAATAAAAGCCAGTTTTCCAAGATCTATCTTTCAAGCAACGAGCTTTAAAGTTTCTGTTCATTAATTTTTCCCTCCCATATGTTTCCAAGTACTTCGTACTCGACATCGCTATAATTCATGTCGCACAATGCTAATATATTATCATTCATCTTAACGGCAAGGCGTCCATTTAATTCATCGAATCCGACTGTAGCCGTAGCTAATTCTAATGTAAAATCACCATAATTTGCTTTAAAATGAATAATGTCATTAATAAATATTTCATGACCATGTTTATCTTTTAATCCAGTTGATTGACCTATAGTCTTTTGATCGACTGGAATATTGTTAATGAAATAATTATTTTTATCGTCGACAAATAATTGTCCGATAATAATTTTATTGTCGTTTGATAAGCTTTTATATTTATAGTTCATATTAATCTTTATTAGATTCTTTGGCTTGTTTCAATGCCATAAGACGTTCAATTTCAGCATCGATATCGACTTCGTCGTTTTCTTTAATTTCTTCGACAGGCTTAATTTCTTCGACAGATTTAACGTCTTCTGCTTCGTCGAAGCCTTTAGATACATTTTTAGCTTCAGAAGATACGGCTTTGACCAATGCTAATACTAACGTTACACAAATATTTAATAAACTGCCAATAATAATTCCAATCTTTCTGCAAATTTGTGCTTGATTATTTTGTTCCATCTTTAATTACTCCTTTACACATCTCTTCTAATCTATTAATAGCTATACGAATACGGCCTCTAAATAATTTTAAATTATAACTGCGTCCGTCATCTAAACTGTAATAAACTTCAGTTACACCTTCATGTTTAGTATATTTGTACATATCCTTAGCTAAAGCTAATATAGCCTGATAATTATTAAATACTTGGACCATACCGTTACGTCCTAAGTACTGTAATGTGCTACGTCCTAAGTATGCACGTACAAACATAGCGTGAGGCTGATTACTTATATTATATATACCGATAATCTCGGCAATTTCTTTTGCTGTCGGGTGATGGATATCACTCTCGACTTCTAAATAATACTTCATCATCTGTACCTCGCGTAATAAAAATAAATTAACCATAATAATAACGCTTTAGCTTTATATGCTTCGTCTTTCGTAACTTCTCTTTTACCATCAAATACTTTACAATATTTATAAATTAAATATTGTTTTGTATTATATTCGACATAAGTATTCATTGTATTATTTGCTGAAAAATCAGTTATGACAAAAGCATTTGGTAAATATCCTGAGATTCTCCAATCTCGATCAAATAATTTAATTGTAGTTTGTTTATATTTAAAATCTCGATCTTCTTGACAATATTCTCGGATATCTCGGAATCTTTTAGGAATTCCAGATGATATTAATCTTTTTATTATTTTAATGTAATCATCCATATTAATAAAAAAAGAAGCTATCTAATAATAGTTTCTTATAAAGGACACAGAAGTGATTTCGGGGCGGAGCCCGAAGGATAATGTAGAACGTGACTAACGCTCGAACAAATCCTTAAGAACGCGTGGAGAATATTGACGCTCGATATTCATCTTGTTGAACTTATTCGACATTTGATTAATCGGCGCATAAATATTTTCCATACGTGCTTTACTAGCGAAAATATCTTTAAAGATCTCGACACGGTCTTTATACACACGACGCTTACGACTATATTCAGTCATTAATTCGTAAACTTTATTAATTTCTTCTTGCGTAGCATCGTCGTAAAATTCAGCAAAGTGCCGTAGATCACCTAGCGCTTGATCGCATTCTTTAACCATATTATTCCAGAATTCATAATTTTGTAATATATGCTTAATAGCTTCTTTGCTTTTTTGAATAGTGCGCACTAGATCTTCTGTCGTCCATTCGTCGATCTCGATAGTCGGACAATCAGCATGTACGTGAATATCGTCCGCCGGTTCATTCGGAGTATTTTCTTCTTCGATTTCTTGCTGTACTTGTGCTACTAAATCAACTTTACATTGTGGATAGTTGTTACGTTCTGGCTCCAATACTTCTGTTTTTCTGACCTCCTCCATCTCTTTAATTTTATCGAATAAATTTTTTTTATCTTTATTATTTTTTAAGTCACGTAATAAACTTTCTGGATTAAAGTTATGACGATGGCGTTTAAATAAATTACGCAAACTCGCGCTCATTGATCACCATTCCTTTTGTCGATATTTTTATACGGATATTCTTCTTCTAGATCAAATACTTCTTTAAAAATAGCAGTTAATTCTTCTGCTGACATTTTATTCAGTCTTTTTAAAAATTTTTCTTTATAATCTTCAATATTCATATCAACCACCATTCCTTTCGTTTAAGTTTCGATACACATCAGTCCAAAAGCTAACCTGTTCGTTAAGTCTATGGGCTATTTGTTCCATCGATTCTCTAAGTCGTTGAGTCTGAATTTCATTAGGACCAAAATTAAGTTGTTGAGCATATATAGTCTGAACTTCTTTAAATAATTTAAAATGTTTTTTTACGTCTAAATTTGTATCTAAGATAAAACTATAATATCCTAATAACCATATAATCATACCCGCTTGTTTAAATTCGTCATATTTATTAACAAGTGCTATTAACGTTTTTATACTATTAAACATTTTAGATTCTTTGGTATCTTTAGACGTAAGCCTAACATTTGTTTTAACTGCCGAAATATCAAGATTGTTAAATTCATAATATCGGCATTTCGACGTTATTAATACACTATTTTTTACAGTAGCAAATACACGTCGACTAAGCTTTTGATTCATCATAATTAAATTTTTTCTCTTCGATTATTTCGGCTTTATTATTTTCAAATATGACAATACCATTATGTTTAATATGATTTCTGTGATCGCTAATACTATATTCGATATTAACATGATATTTGTCGCTTAACGAAACTAAATATGCAGAATTAATATCGTAATCAGTTTCGATTGTTAACATTAAAATATTGTCACAACGAATCTTTTCTTTGACGATACAATTACCTGCAAACATATCGGTATACAATAATTCATTATTAATTCTATTAATAGTACTTAGCTTACCAGTAAATTTTATTCTTCCGACCATTGTTATTAATAAGTCCTTTCATTATATCTACAGGATTACATATATTATATGATATATTATACAGTATATTAAGATTTTCTTCAATAATTTTACTGCCATTAAAGAATAATTCAAAATAATCGTTTAATATATCGTTCGTTCTAAAGTTATAACTTAATGATTCCTGTGGTAAATATTCGACACCAGATATTGAAGCAACGACCGGATTATTTTTCTTTAACAATTCGATATGAAGGATATGTTCAATAGCTGTTAATCTAACAGCATATTTAGATTCGCAAATTTTAAAATCATTTGACTGATAATGTTCAGTATTAATAGCTATTAAAAATAGTCGAAACAACCAGCATAGTTGTTTAAAGTCCTCTTTCTTCATTTTTAATAGCTCCTTTATATTGATGATTTATCAAATAATATTCTACTGTCTTAGCTAATACGATAAGATCTTTCCATTGATTTAAATTTTTCGTTACTGTTATACTATCTAATATATCTTGAATATCAGATGTTATTAACATTGAAATCGATACTAATGGAATAGCCACATCATTATTATATACTGAAATTAATAAGTCGACAGATCTTTTATCGAATTCAAAAGAACCAATAGCTCTGATCATTAGTGTTACGTTTTTTAATTGACCGATATTAATATCTTTAATTCGTAATTCAAGAATATTAGGATAATGTAAAATTTCACAAAGAACAAGATTTATTATATTTTTAAAGATATTAAATACTGCCTCAGTTTGTTTTTCGTCAACTTTAGCTGTCATTAGACAATCGATATGAAATGGATTCACCTTATTAGGTAACATGTCGATCGTGATTATACTTACGACGATAATTAATATTGGCGTTTGATATAAAGCCAGTTTTCCATTATCAGTAGCATAATTCATATCACAAAATAAAAAGAATGCGACTGTTAATATTGTAATAAGAATTGTCGTAACGTTTCTTTTATCTAAGACAATTCGATATTTATCTTTTAAGAAAATCATAGGTCTGTCGTCATGATAATCTCATGTAATTTTTCAAGATCGATATTATTAATAAATTTATCTTTTGTATTATTGTAAATACCTTTAGATTTACATTCCTTAGAAGGATATGCAATAGAAAAATCATAAATTTGTTTACGATCTTTAAAGATTTGAATATCGCCACTATCGACTTCTTTTTTTCTAGAATTATCGATATAAATAATATAGTCTTTATGTTCGAACGCCATACGACCTTTAATACCAATTAACTTATTTGTGATTTCATTTACCATTCCCATATTAATTTTCCTCCTTTTGTAATAAATCTTTTACGATATATAATGCGTCGATTTTATCGGTATCGAAATTAAAGCTGAAGCTCGTATGCTTTTCTTCTGAATTCCAATAAATTTGGAATTTAACAAAGCCTTTATTTTCGTTCCAGTCGACTGTAATCATTACGGCGTCGCCTACTCTTTTAATAGTCATGCTATATGATCCTTTTTCGCGACGATAGAATTTATGAAAATCTAGCATTAAGATTTTATATAGTACTTCTAATTGAAGTCTCATCTCATCCATGTAACGATACCCCACAGTAATAATACAATAAAACAAGACGGCAATATCATAAATAATAAATGAATTTCGCCGTCTTTATTATATACATCAAATACTTTATCGACAAATTTAGTTAATGCAGCATGTATTAAAAATCCTAATATGCATCCTAAAATAATATCTAGAATAATTTTTAAAAACTCAATTGTCTCAAATGACAGGGTTGACATACTGAGCCTCATTTAATACTTTACCAAAGTCGTCAAACGAAATATTGTTTTCGATATTCCAATATAATGTTTTTACATTAGCATCGTATATTGCACTAATAAAATAATTATCTTCGTCGATTAATAGACTTAGTCTATGATATGCATTATCGTACGTAATTTCACAAGTTACGTTATCTAAATCTTTAACGATAAACTTACCAGTTGTTCTATGTGTATTAATCAACATTTCAAAATGTTGACAGAGCATCCAGTCAGTAATTCTAATATATGTTTCCATAGTCACCTCAAAATGGTATTTTTTCTACACTTGTTAAACAATTAATATATTGATATTCGATTAAACTACACATTGCTATTAAGAATTTCTGACATCCTCTCATGACTAAAAGTCATCAAGGTTCCTACCCAATAGCAGCATAGCAAACAAAAGTTCACCACATGTCTTACGCTAAGGCGATAGGCTATCCTCGTGTGTCCCACGATTTTATATATTGAAATTATATTAACTGTAATCCTTGATTTAAAATATTAATTGCTGCATTAATATCTCGGTCGTGATGTTTACCACATTCTGGACAAGTCCATTCACGAATATCAAGATCTTTAACGTTAGAATTTTTAAATCCACAATTAGAACATAGTTGTGACGATGCAAAATATGTATCAATCTTAACAAATTGTTTGTCATACCACAAACATTTATATTCTAACTGCCGACAAAATTCTGACCAACTAACATCGCTAATAGCTTTAGCTAATTTATGATTCTTAAGCATATTCTTAACTCGTAAAGTTTCGGCACAAATAACATCATAATTTTTAACTAAAAATAACGATATTTTATGCAAATAATCTTTACGACAATTAGAAATATACTCATGAAATTTAGCAAGCTTCATTCTAGCTTTTTCATAATTCTTAGAACCATATACTTTGCGACTTAACGACTTCTGCAACAACCTAAGTCGTTTTTCGTTACGTACTAAAAATTTAAAATTATCAAATTTAGTTCCATCGTTCAAGATACAAAAATCTTTTAATCCTAAATCGATACCGCAGCTCTTCTTGGTTTTCGCAAGAGCTGTAATATCGACTTCAGCTGAAATACTAGCGAAATATTTTCCGCTAGAAGATTTAGAGATAGTTATATTATAAATTTTAGTTAATTCACTAAATTTATTCTTATCTTTAAATTTAATCCAACCAATTTTAGGAATTCTAATCATTTTATTTTCTTGATCTAAATGAATATTCATATTAGTACGATAGGAGTTTTTACCTCTTTTAGATTTAAAGTTAGGATATCCTGATCCATTAAAAAATTTAGTATATGCAACATCTAAATCTCTTAAACATTGTTGCAAAGCAACAGCATCAACTTCGCAAAGCCAAGATTTATGTTGTTTAAGCTTAGTAAGAATACTAGATGTCTTTACATAATTTAATTTAAGCTCGAATATGTTATATGCTTTTTGTTTAAATTTTAACATACGATTATAAACATATCGAACACAACCAAATGTTTTTTCAATGACACGAATTTGTTCTTGATTAGGATAAATTCTAACTTTAAAACCTTTATTCACGAGGTACACCTCCTTTCGTAAAAATAATAGATATATACTATTATATTACCAAATTTGGTGTTTAATTTCAATATATAAAACCGAAGAATATTTCTTCGAGAGGATGATTGTTCAATCAAAGACGCTACTCTTTGACCGGCACCATTACGTGCACCTCATGCTTTCGCATGAGCACAGACTATATCTTATCCATATTATATATTTAAAATATATAACTTAGGCGACACCACTTCCACTATCAAACGCTTATAGTGTACGACCCTCACGAGGTCTAGTCGTTGAACGTTCCCGCACTAACGTGCAAGGGCTTCGCTGCTGATTGTCCATTGTTAACAGTACTTAGGATTTAACCATATATCATCTCAATTATTTTTTCTGCTTTCGCCACATTCATATAGAATTGTATTGTAGTTAATTGAGCTTTAGGAGTTTCCAGCAATTCAGTGTCTTTGTTGGACGGGTAAGAACCGCCACTATCTGCAAGTTTCCCTACAGACTTACTATTTTGCTAAAATGTATCTCATGATTAAAATCACAAATGTTATTTTAGCATCTTTATAATATATTTTTAAAGCTGACTCTTTACCTTTTATTAATGATTTATGCCAAAATATGTGCATACAATCATCATAATATTGATATTGTAATGTCATTTGCATATTATATACATTGATAGCATTTGTTCGCGCTTCAGTTTTAATATATCCGACAGGATTATTAAGTCGATTGACTTCAAATTGCACATCATGATATCCGATATGAATATTAGTATCGCTAAAACGCAATTGATCCATCGCTTCTTCGACATACGATGCACAAGAATAACCATCGTATTTTAAAGGAACACGATACGAACGTATCGTATCAGATATTCCTTTAATAATTAGCAGCATATTTTCTTCGCTAATATCGTTAGAATGCATATACTGACTACTTTCAGTAATTCTAAACGATCCGAAGTATTCTGATCCTCTACCAAATACTTCGTATCTAGATCCTTCGTCAGTGTAATATTGACGAATTCGATACTTTTTTCGCTTCATAGTAAATCGATTATTATTAGCTTCTCGAAACACTTCGAATCGTTTAATAAATGTTTTATCTTCTATTTTTACTTTCATTTATTTTTTATCATACAACTAAATATATATGAATATACTAAATATGTACACATGTTAGGCATTTTATTTACATATGATTTTAGCCAATTATTTTTATCGATCCATTTAAATGTATCATTATTATTTTTTACTTCTATAACGAATGAACATAGTTCTAATTCATGCCGATTCGATATATAAAAATTTAATTTTTCACCATTTGTTTGTGTGTACATACAAATTGTAAAATAATAATTTTTAAAAAGATCGATGTCATTTTTATTTAATGGCGTATATTTTTCTACATTATTTATTAAATCTTTTAATGTCATATTATTCGACTATGCTTTTAAGAACAGCACAAAATACAAAAAATAATATAATCGTTATATGAAATTTATAAAACATTCGTGCGTGCATTTTAGATACATAGCCAAATGAATCTGATATTTTTTTTGTTTTATATATTCTATATACAGTATGTAAAAGATATACAATTATTGCAAATATAAACCATATAAGCATAAATTCGATCAATGCCACACTGTCTAAAAAGAACTGATCCATGTTATTCGTCCTTTTTGTCCCAGCCGGCTAACGTGCCGCCAATGGCTAATGCTAAATAGACCATCATAAAAATTACAAATAATATAACTAACATATGTACTATCCTTTCTATAACAACATTTCGGCAATCGGATATAGAATGAATGCTATATCTTCTGCTACGTAATCTTCTTTTTCTGGTTCGATATTTAGAATACCAGCTTCGTACCAAACCATATATGAATACATATAGTCTTCGTCATACGCAATCGTAAATCTAAAAGAATTACGAGCTTTATTTTCTTCGAAGTCTGTAATAGAATATTCTGAAAACATATCCTTTTCAGCAAATTTTTTTAAACTATTATATACGTTTTGCGTTTCCTTATCAGATCCGAATCCTAGTTTAATCATACATTCACCTCCAATACATATAATTGAATGAAAACATAATATAATGTACATATAAATTAAATTGATTAAACATTTTGCACGTATCAAAATTAGAATGGGCTTTTCTCGGAATTACTGTACGATACATAAAATTTGAAAGACATATATCCGATTCTTTTTCTGAATACTGAGTCATCGAATCGATACGCATCATGTTAGTATTAAAATATATGACTTGTTTATTTATATAATCGTCGCAAGTTTTAATAATAAGATTTGATCCATCTTCATAACCAAAATCGAATACAAAAGATCGTCCACCAATTAATAGTTTTGGTATATTTGCTTGAGAAAAGTTTATATTAAAAAACATCGTACTAAGTAAACCAAAGCTAATTTTATCGTTCATTTTTACAGAACATAAATTTAGTATAATCTTCTAATATACGATATACTAAATTAGATAATAATACGGATTTTTCTAATTCGCTATAACCAAAACCAGAAATATTATCTTCTAAATCAATATCGGCATATACTGTATCGTTACTTAGATTAGCTGTTACATATAATACATTATTTTCAGATACTAATACAGCACTAATAAGTTTAGGTGTTACTTCTGGAGTGCTATTAAAATTCCATTGTTGACCGCTAAATTCAAAAATCTTATTTTCGCTAGCTTTAAGATTTTCACCTAATGTACTAAAAAATTCTTGAGCTTGTTGTTTGGATTCAAATGTTACTTGTTGCATAATATTATTCCTTTCGTTTGACTAAACCACATTAGAAAACGTGTGAAGAGATTTCGGGGCGGAGCCCAACCGTGAAGTAAATGGCGGTAAATTATTAACAACCCTAACTTAACTTATTAATTAAACATTCGTTCCTTTAGTTTATAATAAGCTAATTCTATTAAAGCTGGGAACAATATTTCTAAAGAATCATTATAGTTCATAATATTATCTTCGGTTTCAGTCGTAATAAATACCGGATCATAATCTTCATCGTTATCTTTTTCGACGAATAGATCGAAATATATAACATCGTCACCATCTTCAACACTAAAACATAATACTTCAGGTAATGTATTATCTAATAATAACATAGTTTTAGCGACTAAAAAATAAATTTTAAAATCCTGATTATATACTTCCATATCAGTAATATCGTCTAAGATATTAATAGCTTTATGACGCTCTAAAATAGAAGCAATACTATTTGACTTATCGAATAAACTCATTGTAACCTCACAAACTTATGATTAAAACCATTAATAAGCATTAAAAAATATATCCACAAAAATATAGTCTTATGAACGTTTATATTAGATAATGTTTTACGATTAAAAAAATCATCTTCTCTTAATAAATATTCTAATTTATCATCTTCTGACAAATATACATTAATAGAATGAATATATCTCCCAGATGTTTTTATATCGATCTGAAAATTAATGTAATTATGATCTATATCGTATGTATAATAATATTTAATCTAATTTATTCTATATGGATGCTGAAATAAAAATATTTCTAAATCTTCATCTTCTTTACCAAAATAATATAAATGATCGAATGACAAAGCAGTTAATTCATTATAATCTTCGACAAATGTAATCCAATTCATAATTGTCCTAGTTTCCTTAATAATTTTGCTAATTTTAAATATTCGCGAATCGTACGTTCATCTTCTAAAGCATCTAATTCTTGTTTCATATTATATAGATCTATTGCAAAATCAATCGGATTTTTATTTTCGATATCATTTTCATATAGAAAATATGTCGATATTACTTTACCAAAATCACTAGCTTTATCATATATATAGTATTCTTTAGGTATTTTATAATAGCTACTCATTTTTATAGTCCTCTAATACTTGATCTATTAATTGACGAGCCTTATCAGTTTCTAAAAACATATAATAGATTAAATATTTACACATAACTTTATTAAATATATTATATAAAGGATGATTATCTATAGCATATACTAAATATAATTTATCGCTTTTTGGAAAAGCTGATAAGGTAATAGAATAATCACGAATTTTTCTATTAAGATCATATGTAAAAAACATTACTTGTAAATCAACGTTATTAGAGTCTCTAAAGAATGTAATTAATAATGGTGTATCTTCTATTTTTAATAAAGAATAAATTGCCGAATAATCTTTAACGATTGATTTTTGACGAACCATCGGACTATAATGTTGAATCGAATACAACCAATTAAACCAATTGATCATACTTTCGATACCTCGATAATTTCGAGTAACGTTCCGTTAAAATATACTTCGATATTACTACCACGACCATTGCCATATATTTGATAATTAAGCATATGACAATTCTTAACAGATTTATGATGATTCATAATAATAGTATCGATCGTTTTAGTTAAATCATTACAATTACATATATATTCGATTTTTAATTTATTAAATATTAACTTGTAGTTCATATTAGATTTCCTTTAATAATTGTTCGATATACCAACGCAATTCATCGACAAATTTTTTAAACATAATTACACCTCAAATCTTTTACTAAACTTTTTGATTGACTGTTTAACATAGTTAGTAAACAAAAAACCAACAATATAATTACGATATACTAATATATTCTGATCTAATAAATAATTTATATTATCGATACTTGAAAAATTTTTCATATAACCAGAATTATTTGCCGTTCGATACCGAAATTCTATTTCATTAATTTTCTTATTTTTACAATCAATAATGAATTTGACAACCATTTGTCTAGAATTAAATATGCTATATTTTCTTTTGGTAAGTATACGACGATTTTCTAGTGTAAAATTAATTACATATATACCATTTTTAGGACTTGCAATTTGATCGTTTCGAAAACAAAATCGGATAATGCGGTCTTGTTTTAAATTGCAAAGTATTACATTCGGATTATAACCTTTATAGTATAAATTATTAATTAATTCTTTTTGTGTTTGAAACATTTTGAACAAATCCCAATTAAATACATTATATACTCATAATAGAATAAAGCATTAAACTCATCGCTAATAACATTATGTCTTTTTATTTGAGCTCGCCACATATTAGCAATATTATTTGTCGGCAACAATATTGGATAATCTTCATAAAATTTTTGAGCAAAATTACAAATATCATAATAATCGCTATACTTCATATAGTAATCCCTGTTTTTTCTAAAAATTCTCAGATAATATCGTCATGATACTATTAATAATGCTACCAGTTTCTTCGATGTTATGTTTTAATGTATGCCCCATAATATATCTCCTAGAATATTTGTAACCACTTATGTTTTTTAGAATTCATTTTTTTGCTATATTCTTTATTTTTAATACAATGAACAATATCATACATCGAAGCTATCTGTTCGAATGTTAGATCATAACGTTGTCCTATTACATTATCTGGATATATACAAATATTATATCTTTCACAAATGCAATTAATATAACCATAATAGGCTAAATAAAATGCACGAGAAAATACTTTGTTTATTTCATATGTCTTAAATTGAGATAACTTACCTCGATTATTTACTACATATGATGTAATAAAATACGTACCATTCATATTTTTCCTACAAAAAAATCCACAATTATTTCTTCTCTTAGTTTTTAATTATAGATATTTTTCTAAGAAAAAGAAATAGATGTGGTATAATCTAAAATTCTTTTTACCAATTTTGTTCTGCTTTTCAAATACTGTCCACTTATAATATGGAATTAATGCTGGCGGGATCGAAAGCTTAACCCATTTATTAATTTTAAAACGGAATTTGTTCTTCATTATTATAATAATCCTTCGATTCAAATTTAAATTCTTTCCAACATTTTTCATCTTGTAAAAATTTGTCAAGACCAGCAATTGTCGGAACATATTTCCAACATTCAGCGCCGTCGTATTCAAATCGATAAATGATATAATCCCTTGTATAAACTGTAAGATCATTTTTGATTTCTTGAGAACCAAATCCATTATCATAGATAACAGATGCAGCGTTTTTAATAAATGTATCTTTGTTCATAAATACATAATCGCTGCCGTATTCAGATTCGGTACATGCAACAAATAAAATATCATCTAACGTAAGATTAAGTTCTTTAAGCTTTTGTTCTGTTTCGCTTAACAGATTCATCTTTATTCCTTTCTATAATACTTAATACATTATGTTTTTCGATTTCTTCCATAACTATATAATGAGGGGTAGGTATCGATACTAACGCTTCTAATTTAAGATTATTAATTAAGTATACGCTACTTTTTGGATATAAAATAAATAGCCAATATGTCATATATAAAGAGCTATTAAAATTACTATTAAAGGCATCGTAACATAATTCGTGAGCATATTCATCGACTGACGTATTTCTTAATAGTATTTTATATTTCATAATTTCTGCTCTTTAGTATATTTAATATATCAGTATCTTTAGGATTAGCATCTTCTTCTAATGATCTAAAATTAGTATAATCCTGAACATCGATATTTCTAAAAATACTATATCGGAATCTGAAGTCGAAGATACTGTACATATATGCGAAATACAAACTTAATTTTTTATTATAGATGCCAGGCATCTTTTGTATATATACATATACGTCATCTTTGACTTTATTATATTTAATAATATTAAAAGCCATCATCCTCTCCTTTTAATTTTTTCATCGAGCAAGTGCAAAATTACATAATAACTATAATATATACAAGCACTAAATTTATAATATTCATCTTTATATACACACTTTGCTGATAATCTAGTAATTATTTTAAGATTATATATAATATCGTATTTTGCAAAGCGATCATATATATGAGATCCTCGATTTGTTATTGACACAGCTCTTTTTTGTTTACTAATCATAATTCACCACGACGTACTTCTCGTAGAACATTAATAATGTCTTCGCCGACAATTTCTTCTTTAAGTTCTTCTTTGGCATCAGTTGTATCGTCATCATATTTTAATCGTACTTGTAAATATCTAAGATTAGCTATACTATTAATAGAATAACGATAACGATTGATATGGCTTAATGATAATAAATTATAATAAGCTAAATATAATTTGTTGAGATATGTGTCGCCAGAACGTTTTTCAATGTTGCATCGAATCCTGTTGCCTTTAAAATGATACTCTACGACGACATAGTCGTTACTATTAAAATATTCTTTTACTATTCGTTGATCGATCATTTTATTTTTCCACAAATTTTTAATAATAGTGTTTTATATTTCATATAACACTCCTTCTTTAACCATTAACACATAGATATAATAACTATAGTAATAATAATGTGAATGTGGACAATCAGGTGAATTAAATATAACGTCTGTATTGTATAACATTAAATATGGTTCGCTGCGTGGTTCTATTTCGTCATGATGACACATATCTTCCGTAAAAATATGTAAAATTTTTTCTACTTTTTTATTTATCATAATTATATCTTAGTTATTAACATTAACTTATATACGTAATACCAATACATATATTTATACTTACCTCGGCTATGCAACATAAACGATGGAACAGATGACAATTCAAAATATAAATTAAAATATTCAATTTTATGTCTATTCTGACATACAATGTCAACAAATTTATTTAATTCTTTTGTCATTTTATCAGTCATATTTGTCAACCAAGTTTAAATTAATCCAGTATAAATACATATAATGCAACTTATAGTACTTACTATTTTTCATATAAAAATTATATATTCTTGGAATATTAATAGTAGGATCTAAATATATATAGGTAGAATTACCTCTCATTTTAGCTCTATTAAACTCTATAAGTTTATATTGTAATTTGCTATTGTTCATTTTAAATCTTCTATTATATTTATAATATTGCAATCTTCGATTTCTTCTTGTGTTTCGCCAGCATAATATGATGGATTGTCATAAGCAGCTTCTGCATTTTCTAAATAATATAGTTCATCAGCTTCTATTACCGATATATAATACATTTTATCAAAATTCAACAGTTCATAATAAGCTCGATATAATGCATTAATATAATTATCCTCGACAAGAATAACACCATATCTAAATTCTTCTTCGTATATATAATATACGATAGCATAACTTTTGCTCATAATAATGTTAATAATAAATAATACCAATAATATAAATTAGCACTATATGTCGTTCCTTCTTTATCTTGATAAACTCTATATGAAAATATAATCTCTGGAGTACTTAAATTATCGAACGAAAGATATTTAGTATTATTTTCTTTATAGCAATTATCACTTTTAAGAGCTATATAATCGGCAAGCCTATCTAAATAATCACTACTCATTAATATATTCTTTCTATTTCAGAACATAGTATTAAATATAGATAATATCCATAATAATCATCATACTTTTGATTTTTATTAGTTAAAGTATATACACGAAATAATTTTTTAGCATTTTCTTCCATTAAAAGACGCTCAAGATCTTCATTAAATATATCGATGCTAATCCTCATTTGTAGCGGGAGAAATACTTTATCTAATAATTTATTAGTTACCATATTATTCTCCTAATAAATCAGGTATTTCTTCTTTTAATAAATCTGGTACTATAGTTAAATATATATAATAATGATAATACATATTACTACTATATCTATTTCCTGTGTCAGAAAATACTATAAATTGCTTAGTCATATCTTTGACGTCGAAGTTGGATTCGATAAAATACTTACGATATTTCTTTTGGTTATATATACAAAATACTTTATTTAATATAGTTGCTAATAGCTTTTTATTCTTATCAAAAGTATCCATTTTGCAAAGCCCATGTATTAATATTATCTAATGCCATTTCTTCGCGTTCCGCGCAAGATTGCATCCAACTTAAAATTTTATTTTGTTGAAATGGCTGTAATTCTTCTAGAGTTTTGCCACCATAATATTTATTTAGATATGTATTAAGCATTTTTATCTCGAGAGCATTTTCTATTAAATATATTTCTTCGATAATAATTGCTTCTTTTTCAGTCATATTATTTCCCTTATCAGTCGTCGACCATTATATCGACTAATTCTTTAATAATATTTCCGGCTGTATCGTTATCATAACTAATAGTATTATCTTTAATACTAAACCTACATTCATAGAATACTCGTTGATATTCACTATATTTTTTACCTAATACTTTTAATAAACTACAAGTAAAAGATACGTTAACAACGTTATATCCATTAAGATCATCGGGAATATTTCCGACACGATCGATAGTAGCACCGTTTAAATAAATACGTCTACTAAATCTTAGTCGCTCAAGCATATTTAAGATGGCATCTTTTTTATTTAATTGTATATATAACATATCATAACCTTTCATTATACAATAAAATACTTTTTTTGACAAAAAATTCTATTATTATTATTAAAATGCATAAATTCTTAAAAGCGGATATATGTTCGCTTTTATAGCTCATTGATAAAGATTAACGATAAATAATAATAGTAATAACATAAACCATCAGTATACATATATGTATGATATTCTTCTTCGAAATTTTCACACGTTAAATATTGAACAAGAGCATCAGGCTTATAATTATCAAATTTAAAAACGGCGTCAGATAATTTTTCATTTGTTATTTCAATCATGATACTACTTCTTTAATAATAATCGTACCGTAGTCAAAATCGTCTAAATCTTTAATATATCCGATTAATGCATCTCCTTCATAACGAACGTTACATACTTTAAGACCTTTATTTTGTCTAATAAAGTCATTGATAGCATCTTGTAAGTTTTCTAATTCGACGATGCGATCAAATCCTTTAAATTTAGAAAATGTTATTTTATGCTTCATTATAATACTCCGTACATTGTTAACCATATATAAAAATAATAATACTTATAATCGCCGGCATAATAAAATATATTATCGCCTACAGTTATCATAAGATTATTATGTATATAATAATGACTTATAATTTTTCTAGGATAACAATAACCGCACGACATATTATCTTGAATATCTTCTAAGATCTTGATTAAATTTAATTCCATATATCATCCTTTAATAGTATTTACTATATATAGTATTACAATGAAATATACATATATAACTATTAATTGAACAAACCATGGCATATAATCTTTAATACTTCCACCAGCTTTATATATATTATCTATATACACATATATAGCAATACTATATATTATAGTTAAAATACCTATAAAATCTAATATATTAATAATTGTATCCATATATATACTCCTTTATAATTCGATCATTATATACAAATAATATTTATATAAAAGTACATTCGTTCCATAACGATATATATCGACATTAAAATTTAAATGTATTAAATATATATCGAAATCACTATACCATTCTATATGGTGTATATATTTTTCGATTTCGTGATATAATTTTTGATTCATATTTATATCCTAAATACACATACATATATATAGTAATAATAGTAATCTTTATCGACGAATAAAAAATCATCTTCGTCGCCTCTATTAAATACTATATTATATTTAGCACTATACTTATTGATAATGCTATTAGAATAATATTCTTTGATCATATTACGTTGTATATTATTTAGAATTCTTTCGAGTTTAATATTCATGTTTTTGTTTTAACATCATTAATTCGTACATAAAATCAAGTTCTTCTCGTTTAGCGATATTTTTAAAAATAATCTTGTCGATTTCGAAATCGATTGCAGATTTTTTTGTTAAATACATAGCATCGTAAGATGCATAAGTTTCTAAGGCTATATTCTTACCGAAACATTGAGCTAATTTACCGTCAGATCCTGGTACTTCGACCGGATAAAATTCAAGACCGTATATCCCATATTCATCACTTCGCCATAAATAACTATCGTCATCGAATGGAAGTTCATCTTTAATTTTATTGTACATATATTTTTCTTTAGAATATTCGAATTTCATTTTAATTTTCTCCGTTTAATAGTACTCGTCTTGAATAAAATAACTGCGACAATCTTCATAAGAATCATAAGAGATATATAACTTGTCAGGACTTACGTTTTCTAGGATTTCTCCGTCCTCTAATTCAATTTTAATATTACAGATATGAGACCATTTACGGTCAAAATACCATTCATAATCTAATATTCTACAATCACGTCCATCGACATAATGATATCTAAAGTCTTTAAATTCAAAATCGTCTAAATCTTCATGATCTTCGAAGTTATACATTTTGTCGCCAAGACAATATTCATCTTGAATCAAGCGGGCAAAATTATTTTGATATCTTAAAATTAATTGTTCGTTCATTTTTATTCTCCTATAAAATAATTGCGATATAATAATTGTTTATATTCGTTATAGAATAACGGAGCATACATCAAGTCATATTCTTCGTACGTATTAATGACTACTTGATTTTCAATATCTTCATCAATGAATATATTTACAGTTACATATTTATTTTGATTTTCATTTAAATAAGAAATGCTAATTCCATTTTCTTCTATATCGCCAAAACAAGATTCCCATGTTCCGAATTCTTTAAGATCATAAGATTTATCTTTGTTCTTCTTTATTGTATTAATGAATTCAGTAGCAAATTCTTTTGTTTTAAATTTTATATTCATTTTTTTATTCCTTTAAAAAATAAGCATTAAACATTACTTCTTGGAAAGCGTCGACAAAATAAAAAGCATCGGTACCGTCTTCGACATATTTATTTTTAACGATAGATGTAGCATTTATTCTTTCATTTTCTTTTTCTAAGAATAATGTTAACTCTTCGTTATGTTGATTGCTATACTTCAACGTGATATTATTTTCATACGTAAAATAGCTAAACGGCACCCATAATTTACCTTCGCAATAAACTTCATAGTCATGATATTTTTTAATCACGTCAAAAAATGTATTAGCAAATAAATCTGTTTTAAATTCTAAATAAGTTGTAGTTTGATTCATATTAATATCCTGCTTCCTGATTAATATAATCATATATAGTTTCTTTTACTTCTTCAGATTCTAATAATTGAATAAGATGATCTTCATTTCTAATATTATCTCGATCAATATATATAAAATCATTATTGCGATCAATTTCAATGAAAATATCGTTAATAATTCTAATATAATTAGTTTCTTTATTTAATATAAATAAACGAATATATCCAGTTACTGAATTTCCGCTATCATATATTTCATATTTTGTACAATGATCATCGACAAAAATTTTATATATAGAATCTTTATATATTAATTTAATATCGTCGTCTATATATAAAGATCCTTTTAATTTTGTTGACATTATTATTCTTCCCATTATCTAAAACTATAATAATATTGATTAAAGCTATTAATTATATCATAATAATAGCGCTAATTACAATAATTGTATGTTCCATCTGAGCCCTCTTCTTCTTTGCTTACAAGAGCCATCATAAACATATCGCCAATAAAATCAATCCAATCGCCTCGTAAATCATTAAAGTCTTCGATTTTAACTTTAACAATTTCATTATGTTTTTTATTTTTCTTTTCATAAGAAATATATAATATTAATTGTTCCTGAGCATTACTATCAAATACAATATATTCAATGCAGTTAAAAGATATAGACCATCTATCTAATATTACAAGTATATTATTTATAGCACATTTATTTAATGTTACTGGAATAGATAAAATCTCATCGCCATAATTAATTGCTTTGAAGTTTTCTACACTATAATATTGTTTCATTGATATCTTTCTCCTTTATAAATTACTTAACAGTAATAGTGATTAAATCAATTCCCAATGCATAATGAAAATACATAGTAATCACAAAAGCACTAATAAGCGTTAAATAAAATAAGCCGTCTATAATTTTATTCATAATATTTAAATCTCTTTATTCTATTCTATACAAAAATCTATGAGTTTTACTACCATTAAAATTCTTTTCGTATACGATAGAATTTTTCTTTTTAAAATAATAATTAATATTTTGAGTAACCATATTATTAATATTTGGTCCATTTTTTTCACTTAATAGATCTCGTTTAGCAAAAATAATTCTTTTTAAGCTATTATTATAACCATTTTTTCTTGTACCAACATCACAAAATTTTTCTAATTGAATTAAAATATATTCATAAGTTGTACAAATTACAATTTTAAATAAAGTTTTTTGATCGCCTAATGGATATACTTCACAGACAGTACTATTTGGCATAAAATTTCTGTGTTCGAGGCGACAATCCATGTCTTCATTTATATCGTAAAAAATATCCAAATTTCTAGTTTTATCTGTGAATTGAGCTTTGGCCAATAAATATAATAACGTTACATATTTCTTTAAAAACAATTGTATTAATTTAGCATAAGCTAACATATAATATTTTATATTGTTCATGCTTCGCTTCTCCTTATCAATTTTTGTACATTAAACTTAAATATATATAGTAATTATAATATAGCCTAGCGGAATATTCGCCGCCACCTTCATTTACAAATACTATATGTTCTCTTATATAATTTATTAGTTCTTTATCTTTAATATTATTAATAAGATTATATCTATCATTATCATCATATATATTAGATGCTTTAACAGTAATAATAAATGGTACATCACTATTCATATAAACACCCTAAATACAATAAATAACTATAATATATCATGCCGTTAATTTTTTCGCCATTACTTTCACGTATAGTAAAACTCATAAGAGTAACAATACTAAACTTAAGATTTTCTTGAGGTTTATACTTTGGGTATTTCATTTTTATTACCCATACTTCGTCGATAATTCTATTAATTAAATAACTATAATAATCTTTCCTCATTCGTTTCGCTCATCTATTCCTAAATATATATAATAATGATAATATACGCGGGCACTAAATTTAATTCTTCTATTTCTATATATAATATAATCACCTAATATATAATTTTTTTTAACGTTAATATCTAAACGATACTGCCCGTAATTTGTTCGACTGTAATTAAATACAGTTTCTTTAATTATATACTTAACTAATGTTTCGTTCATTCGCTACGCTCATTTCGTTTCGCTCATTCACTTAAATACAATAAATAATCATAATATATAAAAGCATCGATCTTCATATTACTATCTTCATATACAATATGATCATGAAGGATTTGGGCCAACATATTAATATTTCTATATAATTTATACCCAGAAGTCGATTGTTTGATAAGCCAAGCTGTATCCATAATTTTTTCTAAAAATAAACTTTTTTCCATACTGCTCCTTAATATTAATTACATTATTAATTCCTTATATATTAAAAAAGGACTACAGGAGATTTCGGTGCGGAGCATGCACTTAATGACGTTAATCATAAATATATAAAAAATCATATACGGCTATTAATCATATACTAATAAATAATATATACATATGAAATATTATATGCTGATCCGTGAATAACTTGATATAAAATACCATATACAAAATCGCCCGCATCTTTCCATTTAATAGTTTCTTAATTCTTCTATACTAATAATAAGATATATAATACTAATATACATTACTACTACTACTATTATAATTACTTACTACTATAATATAGATGATATACAATATTACTAATATAAGCATTTTCAATACTATATATAGATTTACCAGATAATGCAGTATGAATATTATTAATATCGTTTTCTAGCTTATAGTTAATATTAGACCAAGTAGTTCCATTATCATTACTTTGATCGATATTTAAATAAGTATATTTTATTTCTTCACCGTTAACGTTGAAATAATAACGCATTCTAGATTTTAACATAATACCATTAGCTTTTTTAACTATAATATCGGCATCGATAATATTATAATTTTCATTCATGCCGATATATTGAATACTAGTATCTTCAATATAGATATTAGACTTCCCGGTATCTAAAACAAAAACTTCTTTAGCACTGCTAATACTACATATACTAATAATACATATAAACGCTAATATTAATTTTTTAACCATATATATATCTCCTTACTATATATATCTTACTATCAGTATACAAGAATCAAGTATGGCATATGACCAAATACATCGGACTAAATACATCTAATATGAAAATAGGCTAAAATATATGATTTTACGGGAGTTTTAAAGTGTTGCGGACTTAATAGATTTTTAATAGTCATATGTAAAAATACTGCAAAATATATATAAAAAACACTAAAGTGAGAGTGTTACCAACTCCCCCCACCCCCCAAGGGAGCTACCTATACAGGTAATCAAAATATATAGGTAAAATGTATATAGTCTAAACCAACACTGTCATTAAAATAAGTTGCTGTTGGCGCTCGTGAGGAGACGGCGGACTATTTAAAAAAATAATCCTTTATTATTATATATATAGTATATATAAGAGATGAATAAGAACTGTTAAGGGAGCAATTTTTATATCGATCGTTCCTAACCCTAAATAATTTCCTATACAACAAATTATTAAAAACCCGCGTCACTAGTACGCTTACGACGTTTCATTTAAACTTTTCGGAGTAAGCTATGGTAGGCGAACGCTTTTGAAAAAAGCTCGTATTCATAAATATACCGTTTCTGTATATTATGTTTTATTGTTTCCTATATATACTGCAAGCAACACCAAAATTAAAAAAAGCCAGATATTATCTGACTTTAATTTTTTGATATTTTTTTACTTAAAAATACCCGTACTTTCAATTATGCATTATTTATGTATATTTAATTATTTTTACAAAATTGATTAACTATATACCTAATATGAGTAATATACCGGTGTAACTACGTTACACCGCTCCACTGCGCTACGCTTGTTTGCTCCGCTTCGCTCCGCACTAATTATAATATTCTAACATCTTAACAGTCTCATTGAGGCTGTTTTTTTATTGCTTATTATATATATAATAGAATTAAATAAAAAATATTTTTTTATTTTTGATTAACTACATACTTAAACAGAGTAATATACCGGTGAACGTAGTTCACCGTTTCGCTACGCTCCACGGTTTGCTACGCTTCGCTTCGCACCGCTTTGAACATTAAAAAAATAATTATATAAAAATGGCCCTTCGGGGTCTTTTTTATTTTCTGAAATTATTTTTAATATTTTAAATAACTTACTATCAAACATGAGTAATATACCGGTGAAACGAAGTTTCACCGCTTCACTGCGTTCCGCTAGTATGCTTCGCTACGCTACGCACCGCTTTTAATGAAACAATATATAACGGCCCCGAAATTAATTCGGGGTCTTTTTGTTTGTTTATATATATAGTATAGACAAAGAATACTAACAAAATGTTGTCCCATTTTAAAAATGCTACAAACTCTTACTTGCGTAATTTTCTGCGAAACTCGAAAAGGATCGTACACGACGAACCATTGACGTTATTATATTAAAAATCTAATAACTATTATTGGGGCCCGTTCCCAATTTCGTCTAATATCCATTCTTAACAGTAATGGCTCTTCGTTATTATTATATATAATACTATATATAAAATAACTCGACTAAAATAAACGCAAGGGACTTTTAAATACCTTAGCTAGTAAATGAAATACTAAGATGACGGCGGATCCCAAACAAAAACCACCTACTTATTAGACGCTTACTAACTTCTAATACTTTGGTATAATTCGTATTAAATATTATATAATTACGCTTATATACATAAGACTATATATAATACTAATACGAACCCTTACGGGCTTCGTTACGAGATATAAAAATTGATTGCGTGCCACACTCCGCAAGCTTCGCTCGCACACATCGGTATATATTTTCTTGATATATACTGATAGACACACAAACGCATTAGATATATTGTTACGAATTCTAAAGAATACTATTTCTCTTCGCAAGCTACATCGATAATACTATTCTTTAAACGAATTCTACATTCA